CGGCCAAAAAGGTTACATTCCCGAAACTACCTGATGGAACATGGGACTGGGATAATGGTGTATATGAGCCTGATTTTACTATAAAAACAAATGCACAAGCAAAGCAATGTGCTATTACTTTTGTGGATTCGGTGAGTTAATATGAATATAACCAATAAGATAGATATGTATCTGAATGAAAGCAAAATTGAAACCATTGAGGAATTCACTGAATTGGTTAAGCGTGACTGTAGTGAATTCTTAAAGGAAATCAAACCATCTAAGCACTTCCTATACCGGGGAGTAACAAGTAGTTTAGGTGACATGGGTATTAAAACGCCTCGTTCAGACAGAAAACCTAAGGATACGTCAGCGGAAGCACATGAATATATTGGTAAGGTATTCAAAAAGTATCATGGTTGGAATCCAAGGACAGAAGGTGTGTTTTGCTCTGGTGATGAAAATTATACACATCATTATGGAAGGCCATATATAATTTTCCCTGTAAATGGTTACAAATACTTATGGAGTAGTAAAATTGCTGATATATATGTAAGACTTCAGCGTGACTATGATTTTGAATATAAAAATGTTTCTGGTAATTACACTATTTTATGGAATAAAATAGCATTAACGATGTTCATAAATGATGTAATAAAAAAGTATAAATTTGAACATGAATATGATGATAATTACATTGGACTTGACCATGATGATATTGAAGCTGATGTTTTAGAAAAAGCAGAAAAAGAATTAAACAAATTAATTAAAGACTACAATAAAAATAATTTAACCACTTTACTTAATGGTAGTAAATATAATGAATTTGAAGTAGCGCTCAAATGTAAAAAATATTACTATATAGTATGGTCTGGTAAAATAGATGATGATTTAGCGCTATCACTGTTCAATTAACCTCTTATCCAAAAAATGAATCCAGGGCCATCTTGTTTGATGATTCCAATAGGTCAATCTTGTTCATGGGTTCCAGTAATATCTTGACTTTGTTAATGAAATACTTATCAATCATTTTCATTTTATCTATCTGTATCAGTTCATTAAATTCAACTGGCCACCTGATAAATGTTATCGTTTCAATACCAAACTGATTTTTCATAACATAGACTACCTTTGTTTTATCACCTTCATGTATATCCTCATACTTGTCCTTTATTTTAAGCATATTCAATAATCTTCTATAGTTATACACCCCTTTTATATGCCATGGTGTACCCTTAATAGTACCGGATGGCTTAATATACTTATCCATGGTTGAGACACTTGTATTTACTGATATTTCCTCTGGATACACATCCATCAATTCTTTCTTATATAATTCTATTGTCTTGGTTATTTCATCTTCCGATTTATTCTTTAGTATCATTTCCATTATATTTTTAAGACGTGGCTTTACTGCGCTTGGGGTCTCTGAACGTATCACTTCAAGTCCAGTTGTCTCCAATTTGTCCACACTTTGACCATCTATATCTACACACCAAAAAGAATACTTCTTTTTCTTTACAAACAGTATATTTTTTGCTATAATCTCCTGCTTAAACTTTATCCTAAAATCCGTTTCGGCAGAATTATACATCTTGCGTTGGGTCTCTTTATATGCTCTTTCATCCACATGGTTTGCAATTACTGCTGATATCTTCTGGATATAATAGATAATCCTTTCCTGAGTCATGTTTCTCCAGGATTTACCTATATGAATATCCATAAATTCACCAAGATTAATAAAAAGGGAATCAGTGTCAATCGTCAAATGTAGAGGACATAATCTCTTATATCCCCTACATTCTTAGTCTCCTTTACTGTTATCATATTTTTATCCTTTAGAAATTATTTTTATTCATTATTATCCTTTAGAAAATCATATAGTTGTTCTGGTGTCTCCAAGGGTATTCTAACATCACCATCATCAACATAACTACATGCTTTATTATTACCAGCTTCCGGTGAATCATATAACCACCATGATATTGTTTCATATTTATCATTTAGTTCATCTTCTAATATACTGATAATATCACCTTGAAGTTTACTGGTCAAAGTAGGCACTAAATAATTATCAAAAAATGGTACCAATGCTCGCTCAAATTCCGCATTTACTTCATCTTGTGCGAGTAAACATTCTATGGTTTTCACAAAATTTTCTTTTTTCATTCTATTCTCCTTTAAACTTTAGTATATGGCACAAAAACGGCTGAACCACCGCTTATATTTAAATATATCCAACCACCTGGAACCCTTGTAACATACCAACGTTCAAATTCAATTGTATCATGTAATTTCATGTCATAAAGTCTATCCATTATACATTCCCCCTAATACTCTTATACTGCTCCAAATGCTCATGTAGGGCTCTGAATGCATTAATCTTATGATACGCATCTCTAGCATCCTTATTTTCAACATTCAAGAGTTCACCACAACGGGTACAACGTAAGGTTGTTGTACCATTATATTCGGTTGCTTTTATTGCCATTATAATTCACCCACTTCCTTTTGTATTTTATTCAATATGGACACTATATCATCATTTGGATTATTTAACAACTTATTTACAAATCTTTCTCCTTCTTTAATTGTGAAACGGCCACAGGAGGTTATAGCTTCTGATAAGTTCACATTGAAATACCTGCTATAAGGAACACTGGTTATTCCGAATGTAGCATTTAATACGATTTTTAATGCCCACTGTGTTGAGAAATACTGGTCTATTTTAACTTTCGACTTTCGTAATGTGTCGTCTCTTAAATCTGGTAATGATTTTATTAGTTTAGCTCGTTTCCTCTTAATACCAATTCTCTTTTTAAATAACTGGCGTTCTACCTCAGCAATAATACCCGGTCTATTGGTAGTGAACACGGAACCACAAGGAGCAATGGATAATAGTCGTTTCTTTAATGCGTTATTGAAGGTGTTCAGTTTAGCGCCTGTTATTCTTATCTTCCCGCGGTCTAATATGATGTCAAATGGTATAAATTCACGTTTTGAGGTATATGTCATAACCTCCTCCTCCGTCATTCCTATTATACGACCATAGTAGGTTTCAGGTGACATATTAAGCGTTATGATTGCAGTGGGATATGAACTTGTTATGTCCAGGTCAACCACCCAATCGAACATTCCTTTTTGTGGCTCTTTGACATAGGCCGCTGGAAAGGACTCCTGCATACCACCATAGAAACGGGGAGCGCATAAATCGTTGCGCCTGAAGTATGTTAACAGCAATCCTTCAATCAGCATGGTCATTGTGTGATAATATTTCATTGGTGCTTTACACAAAAGAGATAATGATTGCACTAACTTAATGTAACCAAGCTTTTCTTCTAATTCTACCACTCTATATGCATCAATTATATTATATTCAACATATAAGTCCCAGTTTTCTTTACATAAATTATTAAGATTCTTATATTCTGAATAATCGATTTTACCCTTTCCAAGCTCAGTCAAACAGACGAAATCAAGTTTGTAACTGGCTAATTTTGATGCAGAATACCATTTATAGATATTAATATAATCAAGTATCGTAACACCGGCTATATCTATATTGGTATGCTTATCATCCTTAGACATCCAGGTTCTAACTACGCCAATAGGTGATAACTTCTTATATACATTATTATTATCACCAAATAATTCCTTTGTGCGATTAATAAGATATACAAGGTCAAAGGACTCACAATTATGCGTTTTTATACCATTATTACAATTAAAATAATGTGATGTCGTCTCAATATCAAACATTTTAGATGATCCGTTTTCATTGATATCAACTATTTTTTGTAAAATAAAATCATCATACTCCATGTATTTTATATTATTACTTTTTCTATTTTTTTTGCTTATATTTGAAAACACAACCTTATTTTTTTTATCATGTCTTATTATTTTTCTAATATCATCACAATGTTCTTTGTTAGCATCGATACTATAATTAAAAGATACCACAGTTCTTTTTTTGTTGATTATTGGTATCAATCCATTATAAGACGATAATGTTGATATATTATCTATATCATTATTGTAATTACATAATGATATGTAATTTTTACAAACAGAACCATCGCCATCAATCATACCAGACAGAAAAAATATAAATTGTTCATATGATAGTTGTGATAGTAACTCAATTGATATATTTTTTTTATTTTCTTTGTTATATATAAGATGCTTTAGAAGTCCTATTTCATTAAAAAAAGATAATAATATAAGATATTGTGGGTTTGGTGAATTATCAATGTTGATATGTTTTTTAATATCATCAACGTTTCTATATTTTGATGTTCTGTATTTATTAGAAATT